AAAGGCACTAAGTTTAAAACTTCAGATGGTGAAGAACATACACTAGAAGGTTTAGCAGAATTTATTAAATCTTTTTATGATAAGAACACAGGAACTTTTCCAAAAGGACCAGAAGGTGTTGCTACTATGGTAGGCAAGAAGTTTGGTGAACAGGCTGAGCAAGTTGCACGTAAGATGGTAGAAAGAATGGCTCCTGCACAAGAACAAGGCGCAGAAGACTTAGAAGAACTTGAAAGAATTAAACAACTTAGTATGTTTTAATGATTTTACGTATTGATTTTTTACGTAAAGATGTTTAAATAATAGTGTAGTAGGAAACTGCTACACTATTTTTTTCACTTTATAAAGGAAAACATTATGTGGACAAAACCAATAGCAACAGAAATGAGATTTGGCTTCGAAGTAACGATGTATGTAGCCAACCGATAGATAAAGAAGTAGAAGTAGATATACACAGATTGTTAGAAACATTAGACTGTGAATAAAGAAAGGATCTTCGGATCCTTTTTTTTTGGTAAAACAAATTCACTTTTAGTTAAAATTCCTATTGACAAGATAAATAAAGTTGCATATAATAGTACGTATGCATTAGGCATAAATGACATTTTTTTATTAGGCAAACAAAGGAGGCTACAAAATGGCATCATTAGCAGAAATCCGCGCAAAACTAGCGGAACAACAAAATCGCTCAACTGGTAATTCTACTGGTGGCGGAGACAACGCAATTTACCCACATTGGAATATGCAAGAAGGCAAAGAAGCCGTGGTAAGATTCTTACCCGACGGTAATGCTGACAACACATTCTTTTGGGTAGAACGTGCGATGATCAAATTACCTTTCGCAGGTGTTAAAGGCGAATCAGACAATCGTAACATAATTGTACAAGTTCCATGTGTTGAAATGTACAATGACGGTACTACTTGTCCAATCCTAAGTGAAGTACGTCCATGGTTTAAAGACAAAAGTCTTGAAGACATGGGTCGTAAGTATTGGAAAAAGCGTTCATACATTTTCCAAGGCTTTGTTAACGAAGATCCAATTGGTGAAGATTCTACTCCAGAAAATCCAATTAGACGTTTTATAATTGGTCCACAAATTTTCCAAATTATCAAGGGTGCATTAATGGATCCTGAATTGGAAGAGTTGCCAACAGATTATATGCGTGGCGTGGACTTTAGAATTAAGAAAACTTCTAAAGGTGGATATGCTGACTACTCAACATCACAATGGTCACGTAGAGAACGTGCTTTGGGTGATGAAGAAAAAGCAGCAGTTGACTCACACGGATTGTTTAACTTGAATGACTTCCTTCCTAAGAAGCCAGGTGAAGTTGAACTTAAAGTAATGAAAGAAATGTTTGAAGCATCAGTAGATGGCGAAGCATATGATATGGACAGATGGGGACAATACTTCCGTCCAGCAGGCATGAGTCAAGCAACTGGTGATCCAAACAAATCTGCAAGTGCTCCAGCGGCACCAGCAGCAGCAGAAACTGCTCAGGCAGCAACTCCTGCTCCTGCTCCAGAAGCAACTCCAGCACCAGCGGCTGAAGCGGCTCCTGCAGAAGGTGGCGACAGCTCAAACAGAGCTCAGGACATTTTAGCAATGATCCGTAATAGACAACAATAAAGAGTTTATGGGAGTTCCGGCAAAAACCTCCATCCGGTATCCAGCGAGGTCTCCCATTCTTTAACAAAGGAAAGGTAATTATGGCAAAAGCATTTGATATAACTAAATTTAGAAAAAGTCTAACAAAGAGCATAGACGGATTAGGTATTGGATTTAACGATCCTACTGATTGGGTTTCTACAGGAAACCTTGCTCTTAATTATTTGATTAGTGGTGATTTCCATAAAGGTGTACCGCTAGGCAAAGTAACTGTATTCGCAGGTGAAAGTGGTTCAGGTAAGTCATATTTTTGTTCTGCAAACATTGTAAAGGCAGCGCAAGAACAAGGTATCTTTGTAGTACTAGTTGACTCTGAGAATGCACTTGACGAATCATGGTTGCATGCATTAGGTGTTGACACAAGTGAAGATAAACTTCTTAAGTTAAACATGAGCATGATTGATGATGTTGCAAAGACAGTATCAGAATTTATGAAAGAATATAGAGATATGGCAGACGAAGAACGTCCTAAAGTGTTATTTGTAATTGACAGTTTGGGTATGTTGCTAACACCAACCGATGTTGATCAGTTTAATAAAGGTGATTTAAAAGGCGACATGGGTCGTAAGCCTAAAGCACTAACAGCACTTGTACGTAACACTGTAAACATGATAGGTAGTTACAACGTAGGTATGGTTTGTACTAATCATACATATGCATCGCAAGATATGTTTGACCCAGATGATAAGATATCAGGCGGACAAGGATTTATCTATGCATCAAGTATTGTTGTTGCAATGCGTAAATTGAAACTTAAAGAAGATGAAGATGGTAATAAAGTAACTGATGTGCGTGGTATTAGAGCTGCATGTAAAGTAATGAAGACACGTTACGCTAAACCGTTTGAAAGTGTACAAGTTAAGATTCCATATGAAACTGGTATGGATCCTTACAGTGGCTTAGTTGATTTATTTGAAGCGAAAGGTTTGCTGAAGAAAGAAGGTAACAGACTTAAATACACTGACCTCAACGGAGAAGCACATCTGGAATATAGAAAAGCATGGGTTGGCGAAAAACTTGATATGATAATTAAGGATATTGCTAACAAGCCAGACATTGCAGAAGAAGAAATTATTGAGGAGACAACTGAATCTGTAAACGGAGAGTAGGATATGGAAGCAAACATGATAGCAGATATTTGGAGTGTCTTAAGCGAGAAGATTGCAGAAAAAGACAAACAAGAGGCTGCTCAGGAATACGTTAATACATTACTAGACTATGATATTCCTGAATCAACTCTAGAAGGTATGATGGGTATAGATACATATCTTGATACTGCACTCGAGTACGTGCTTGATGACGAACAACAAATAACTGATGAAGAGGACGATTGGAATTAGTATGACAAATTGGTATGATAAAGTTTCTAAAGATGTTAACAATATTCCTGCGGCAATAGCATACTATGAAGCAGAATTATTGCAGGCAAAAACAGAAACAAACATTACCGGTCGTATTGAAAAGGCATCCTCTATCATGCCAGCACTTGTTGAAACCCGTTTCGGACAACTTCAAGAAATTGAAGCAATATTAGAATACTTAAACATCGAACTTCGTCGACTACGTGCATCACACTTTAGAAGATATGTTGAAAATTATCAACGTCAATTAAGTTCAAGAGATGCTGAGAAATTCGTAGACGGCGAAGCCGATGTTGTAGATTTTGAAAAGATTATCAATGAATTCGCACTATTGCGTAACAAATGGCTAGGAATAATCAAAGGACTAGACATAAAACAATGGCAATTATCCAACATAGTCAAACTGAGAACTGCCGGACTAGATGACGCAACTATCTAATCAGTAATAATAGCACTTAACTAAAATCCGATAAATACTGTCATGAGTCGTATTATGATAGAATGTCGTGGTGGTTTAGGCAATAGATTAGGCAGTTTAGTATCAGGATTGCAGGTTGCTAAACAATGCAATTTGACTCCTATGATAAATTGGACACGTCATAATACATGTGATTGTCCTTTCGAAGATTTATTTCAAACCAACATAGATGTTTTTAGTATACTTAATCATGATTTAGATTTATATACAACTGTATCACATCAAGGTGCTACAGATATTAAACATAACAAAAGAACAATTAGCAATATTTTAGAATCTAATAAACCAATATTCTATTTCAATGACGAGATACCTAAGTATCTTGACCCTACAATCACAACTAAAAATTTATTACAATTCAAACCAAAAAGACAAATTGTAGATAATGTAAAAAAATTTGTTGACGCTAATCAAATAGATAATAACACACAAGGTTTACATATTAGAAAAACTGATTTAGATTTAGTAAACGAAGATATTTGGATACCTATTGTGGAAAAGAATCCTAAACAAAAGTTTTTTGTTTGCAGTGATAGTAAACACGCTGAAGAAAAATTCGCTACATATTCTAATGTAGTAACAAAATCAAAGTCATCTTATGTTGAAAAGTTTATAGATGACAAGTGGAAAACTTCTTTTATTGATGCGGATGGAAATCAAGCAAGATACAATGTAAATAGATCTCGTGATAGTGTAGTGCAAGCTCTTGAAGATTTATTAATTCTTAGTCATACTAATATAGAAAGAACAAGTAGGCATAGTAGTTTTTTAAGATTTGCATTCTTTTATAAAAATTTGTTGAAAGAGATAATGGCATGACTGTAAGATTAACTTATTCACAAAACGGTGAAGATACATTTGTAAGAGAACTGTTCGAAAAAATTAACAAAAAAGTAGAATGGGTATGTGAGTTTGGAGCATGGGACGGAAAACATCTAAGCAATACTTTTACATTTATAGCAAATGACAATGCTAATGCTGTACTAATAGAAGGTGACAGCACAAAGTTTAAAAAACTAGAAAAAAGAGCAAACACGCACACTAATATTACTGCAATTAACAAATTCATTGACACAAAAAATACTTTAGATAGTATATTGGCAGGTACTAAAATTCCGCAGAACTTTGATGTATTAAGTATAGACATAGACAGTAATGATTTGGATATATGGGAAAGTGTACAATCCTATGATCCAATTTGCGTAGTAATTGAAATCAATAATTTGATACCTCCAGGCGTATACAAAAGACATAAAGATTTTAGCAAAGAACAAAGAGAAAACAAAGGCGATACTTGGTTAAACAGTTTTTCTAGCACAATAGACGTAGGTTTAGCAAAAGGGTATACGCCTGTAAAGCATGTTGGGTGGAATTTGATATTCATAAAAAATGAGTATGCTAACCAGCTCGGATTAAATATAAGCACTTACGATAATCTTTTTAATTTTAGATGGATACGTCGAGAAGATAAAAGAAAAGCAAAAGAAGCCAAAAGACAACGCAAATTTAAAAAGGTACAAAATGATACAGCATGAGCTTACAGCAAGTCAAAAAGAAAAATATGATAGGCTTTTAGAACACTTCACTTCAAACAAAAACAAAATTTTCATTGAAGGTGGCACATCATTAGGTTGGGGTACTGCCACTGCAATTCAAGCAGGCTTTGAAAAAATTTATACAATAGAATTATTAAAAAATCTATTTGAAGATGCACAAAAAATGTTTTCTAATGAAATTAGAACAGGCAAGGTTGTTACTATTAATGGTGACACACAAACAGTATTAGGTCAAATATTAGAAGAAGTTAATCAGCCTGCAACTTTTTGGTTAGATGCTCATTTTGGCAAAAAGTACAAAGGAGAAAAACCTAGATGTCCTCTACTTGCAGAACTAGATGTAATTAAGCAGCATACTGTTAAAACTCATACATTATTAATAGATGATATGAGATTATTCGGAAAAGCAGCACATGATTTCATAACAATTGATCAAGTAAAACAAAAAATACTAGAAATTAACTCTAATTACAAAATATCTTTTTTAGATTCAAATGTTAAAAATGATATTTTATTAGCAAAAATATAAAAAGGAAAAAACATGAAAATATTAATTACAGGAAGCGAAGGATCATTAATGCAAGCAATTATCCCTAAACTGTTAGAATGGGGACATGAAATTGTAGGTGTAGATAATTTGTATAGACACGGAGAAGTAAGTGCGCTCGCTGATAAAGAATACACTTTACACAAAATTGATTTAACAGATAGAAGTAAAACTGAAGATCTATGCGAAGGCTTCGATGTTGTTTTTCTTGCTGCTGCAAAAATTTACGGTGTTGGAGGCTTTAATCATTACTGCGGTGACATCCTTGCAGATGACATTGCCATACAAGGAAATATATACCAAAGTTGTGCAAAACATAAAGTAAAACATGTTGTGTATATTAGTTCAAGCATGGTATATGAAACATGCGTTCAAGATGTAAATGTTCCGGTTACAGAGGATATGATTGATACATGTGAGATGCCAAAGACAGAATACGGTGTTAGTAAAATGATCGGAGAACGTATGTGTGAAGCATTCCGTAAACAGTATGGAATTGATTATACTATTTGGCGTCCGTTTAACATTATTACACCCAATGAAACAGGTATGAATGAACAAGGGTTTAGTCATGTGTTTGCTGACTATATCAAAAATATTCTAATTGAAAAGAAAAATCCTTTGCCTATTATTGGCGATGGAGAGCAAATTAGATGTTTCACCTGGATAGATGATACAGCATCAATAATTGCTAACTTTAGTTTTAATGAAAAAGCAAAAAATCAAGCCTTTAATATTTGTAATGTAGAACCTATAACAATGAAAACACTAGCAAATAAAATTTATGAACACGCAGATGATAGAAAAAATGATTGGGAATTAAAATTTGAAACAACTAAAAACTTTAAAAATGATGTGCTAGTTAGAATACCGTCAGTGCAAAAATTTACTGATACTTTTTTAGAATGGAGATATAAACCAGTAGATGAAAGTATTAGTCTTTGTGTAAAACATACAATGGATAATTCATAATGAAAATAGGAATAGTTGGATTAGGCATAATAGGTAGTGCAAACAAAGCAGGTTTCGAAGAAGTAGGCCATACTGTATTTGTACACGATATTAAATTAAACACAACTATCGATGTAGTATTAGATACAGAGATTGTTTTTGTTTGTGTGCCAACACCATCTGATGTAAATGGAAGATGTGATACTAACATAGTAGATAGTGTCATAGGCGAACTTATAGAAAAAAATTACAAAGGTGCAATTGCTGTAAGAAGCACAGTAATTCCTGGATTCACTATCAGTATGCAAAAGAAATATTCTAACAAGAAAATATGTTTTGTACCAGAATTTGTAAGAGAAAGATGTGCAGAATTTGACTTCTTACTTGAACACAAATTACTTGCAGTAGGTACAGATGACAAAGACGTTTATGCGTTAGTTGAAAAAGCGCATGGTCTATTGCCTAGAAATAAAGTAATGATGCAGCCTGCTGAAGCAGAAATATTGAAATACTATCTCAATTTATATGCTGCAACAAGAGTAACTTTTGCAAATGTATTCTTTGAAGTATGTAAAAAGTTTGGAGCAGATTATAAGCAAGTCAAAGATGCATATGTAAAAACAGGCAGGTTAGGAGACATGTACTTAGATGTCCGCGATGATTTAAGAGGATATGGTGGCATGTGTTTGCCTAAAGATACAAGAGCGTTTAAAAAACTAATCGAAGATTTAGAATTAGATTTAGATTTTTTTGCTACAGTAGACAAAGATAATTCAAAATTTACTGCTACAGTTTTCGATGGAAT